GAAACAGAAGACAGTAGCAATTATTCATTTCAACACCCCGGAGCTGACGGAGGCTGGTATCAAGAGTCTGCGCAAGCATGGGGGTGGAGATTACAGGGTTATCGTCTTTGATAACTCTGCGACATTGACGTTGCCGGACGGCAAGGTGATTCAGGCACGGCCATTCACGGCGAAGATGGACGGCGTGGAGGTAATCGACAACACGCGGGGACAGGTCATCGACTTCGACAAATTCTTGGCAGAGTACCCCGACCGCAACCCCAGCGTCGGCATATACAAGTCGTCGGTGTGGGGCAGTGCCAAACACATCGTGACGGTGCAGAAACTTTGGGAACTGCTGCCGGAAGGATTCGTGCTGATGGAGAGCGACATCTTGCTGAAGAAACCCATCGACGAGTTCTTTCGTGAGGAATACAGCTTTGTCGGCTTCGTGCAGAAGCACCAGAAGGGCAACCCGTTTGACGTGCCGCGCATCATGCCGATGTTGTGCTGGATGAACGTGCCGATGCTGACAAGAGAAGGCGCAAGATACTTTGACCCAGACCGCTGTTGGGGACTGAAAGCAGACCGCAACGACCGTGGAAACTGGATGGACACCGGTGCATGTCTGCTCGATGAGGTACTGAAGAAACGCCCGCGACTGAAAGGCTTGCATGTGGATATTCGGTTGTTCGTGGAGCACTACGGCGGTGGCTCGTGGAAGCAGGATAACCTGAACGCTCAGATGGCGTGGATTAACAGCCACCGCCACCTATGGGCTGTGAACGATACCGACAAGATAGATGTGCAGCAGCATCGTGTGCAGTCAAAGGACGTGGCGGTGTGCATCATCGTGCGCTGCGAGAACCCCTACCTGCGCGAGTGGTGCGACCACTACCTGAAACTCGGTGTGAAGAAGATATTCCTATACGACAACAGCCGCGAGGGTGACGAACGCCCTGCCGAGGTGCTGACCGGCTACGGCGACGCGGTGGAGATTATCGACTATACCGCCGTCGGCTTGGGTGCTCAGGTGCAGGCTTATACGGACTGTTATCAGAAGCACGGCAATGAATACGGATGGATAGGATTCTTGGATGCTGACGAATTGGTACGTGTCGATGGTAACGACCTGCCAACATACCTCAATACAATGCAAGCCGACGTGGTTCTGTTATCGTGGCGCATCATGACCGACTCAGGACTGGTGCATTATGACCCGCGACCAATGGCCGAGCGATTCACAGTTGCCAAGGAGAAGCCAAGTCTCGAAAACGGCACCGAGTTCGTCAAGTCATTCGTGCGTGGCGGTCTGACGGGATTGCATTTCGAGGTACAGCCACATGTACCGAGTTTCAAAGGCAAACTGAAGGTGGTCAATGCCGTCGGCGAAGATGTGACGCTCTATCCTGCCATCAAACCTGTGCATAAGGTGGCGTGGATTGATCACTACCTGACGAAGACCGCAGAGGAATACATCGGCAAGATTGCCCGTGGATTTATCAATGTCAGTCAGGAGCACAACGACCACCGCAAGGCTCATGCCATTGAGCATTTCTTCAGCATCAACGAGCGGACACCTGAAAAGGAGGAAATCTTGGGTGTTGGCAAAAGGCCGAAAAAGGCAGGAAAGGCAGGAAAGGCTGCGAGTAAACCTAAGACCGCAAAACGTGCGAATAGTAAAAAGGAATAAGATATGAGTTTTTTCAGTAATCTTTTCAAAGCGGCTACGCCCGAAAATGCGCTGATGTTGCGCGAGGCAGACCCGACAGCCAAAGGTGCGCCGGGCGTGCCCGTGACGACGGACCCGAACCATCCGAGCAACCAGCCAGTGGAGGGCGGCGACTACATGGAGCGCATCGTGGCGACGCGAACCCCGGAGGCGGCTTGCTCCGTGTCGGCGGTCTATCGTGCCGTGACGCTGCGTGGCGACACCATGAGCGTGATGCCGGTGCAGTACCGCAAGAAAGACTTCGAGCGCGACAACTTCGTACAGGATATGCGCGGACTTGGACGACGCATCAACTACCTGTTGCAGGAAGAGGCGAACCCCATCATGTCGGCTCCCGACCTGTGGAATCTCGTGGAACTGAACCGCACGCTGACGGGCAACGGCTTCGTGTATATCGAGCGCGATGAGTTCGGGTTCCCGCTGCACCTGTGGCTCGTGAAGAGTTGTGGCTACAACATCAACACCGCCACCTATGCCAGCATCGTGTATCTCACGGATCGTGGCTACAAGACGGAGGTGAACGTTCCGACCAGCGACGTGCTGCATTTCCCGAACAACTTCCGTTATCCGAACGGATGGGGCAAATCGACATTGCTCTACGCTTTCGAGGCTCTGACGCTGAACCGCACACTGCGCTCGCAAGCCTTAGACACGGCGGCAAAAGGCGGTCGCATCAAGGGTATCATCAGCGAGAAGCAACCGCAGCAGGGCGTGGGCACGCTCGCCTACGGACTGCTGAATCAGAGCGAGGTGCAGAAGACGGCCCAGGAGATGCAGAAGAAGTTCTACTCAGGTCACGACATCGTGTCGATGCACGGCCTCGAATCGTTCCAGAACCTCTCCATGACCGCACAGGACATGCAGATGTTGGAGCAACTGGGCATCACCTACGACGACGTGGCCCGCTATTGGGGCGTACCCCGTCCGCTGCTGATGCTCGATACCAACAGCCACTACAACGACTACCAGAATGCCACAATGGAGTTCCACACCCGTACCATCCTGCCGCTGAAGAACCGCAACGAGAAGGAGATTGCCCGCAAACTCATCGGCATGAAGGACTACGGCACGCGCGACATCCATATCTGCGAAGACCCGCTGATGGTGATGGACCCCGAACGCCGCGCGAAGGTGGCACAGCTGAAGATGCAGGCAGGACTCTGCACCGTGAACGAAGCCCGCCGCGACTTCGACATGCCAGCGGTGGAAGATGGAGACGTGCCAATGGCAAGTGCCAACCTGATGACGCTGAAGGCTCTCATAGCCAAGAGCGACGCGAGCACCCAGCTGAAGCCAGGCAACTACACCGTGGGAGAACCGCCAAAGGGGAGCGAGGAAAGTTGATAGTTATTCTCCGACAAGAACATAGTTATTCTCTGACAAGAATATAGGGATTCTTCCGAAAGATACCCTACTAAGAGCAAAAAAGAAAGGTAGGTAAGTTTCACCAAACAGATAAGAATATGACACCCAACCCGACAAAAGAGGAAATCGACGCTCTTGAGCGCGAGATTCAGCAACAAAGAAAGAAGCGCGAAAGCCGTGTGCATCGCGCAGTAAACCCCGGACGCTAAAACGCCCGATAAGTAGATAACATTTTCAAAATGTAAAACGAGAATATGAAACAGGTTAGATTTTTTCCAAACGACCTTTGCGGCCTTCAGGTCCGCGAAGATGAAAACGGACAGCAGAGCCGCGAGGTAAATGGCCGCGCCATCGTGTTCGGTGTGCGCAGCGTGAACCTTACACCGTGGAGCTCCACCCGTGTAGTCTATGAGGTGCTGGAGCCTGGTTGTTTGACACAGGAGCTGATAAACCGCAGCGACGTGATCTACAACCTGAATCACAACAGCAGCGTGCTCAACGTGCTGGGGCGTTTCCGCAACTCTGAGAAGGACACCCTGAAGCTCGAACTTCGAGCCGACGGCGTTTACAACAGCTGTGAGATGCCACAGACCACCGCAGCCAACGATGCTCTGGAACTCATTAAGCGTGGTGACATTAACGGACAGTCGTTCGCATTCGAGGATGATTGGGAGGACACCGAGAACGGTGTATCATACGAGCGCACCAACGAGACTATCGATGGTAAGGAAGTGTGGATTCGCCACGTCAAGCGCATCACTGCCCTCTACGACGTGAGTATCGTCACCCACCCTGCCTACGAGCAGACCAGCGTAGCCACCCGCGAACAGTCCGAGGCTATCGACAAGGCGATTGAGGCACAGCTGAAGCGCGAGTGTGGCGATAAGAACGACAAGCACGACGACGACAAGCACGACGACGACAAGCACGACGAGACCGACGAGGAGCGTGAAGCCCGCGAACAGCAGGAGCGCGAAGCCAACGGCGGCGAGACAAACGCTGAGAAAGCAGCCCGCGAGCAGCGCGAGAAGGAAGAGCAGGAAGCCCGCGAACTGGAAGAGCAGGAGCAGCGTTTCCGCGAACAGCAGGCCATGCGCTTGCGTGCCCAGCACCGCCGTCGTGAAATCGACTTAGAATCACTTGAGTATTAACCCTTATAAAAACGTTTTTATCATGGCAAAAATGACAAAAGCAGACATCCAGAAGCGTCAGTTGGAAATCATGACCAAGATGGATGAGATGGACGAGAAGACCAACGCACGTGAGGCTAAAATGCGTGCCCTGACTTCTGAGGAGCAGAAGGGTACTATCACCGACGAGCAGAAGCGTGAGTTGGAGGCTCTGAAGGCCGAGCAGCGCAGTCAGGACATCGAGTACGATGCACTGGTTCGCGAGAGTGCAGGTCTGTCAGCCCGTGCCAAGGCTATGGCCACCGGCAAGGACCTGGAGCAGATTCGTGAGCGTGAGGACTACGGTGCCAAGATTCGTGAGATGGTCAACGACTGCTTCACCAATCGCCGTGCAGCCAACGCCACCACCATCCTCGCCAACGCCATCACCAATGACCCAGGCGGCGACAACAACACTGAATCCAACCTGCAGGCTGGCGGTCTGATTCCTGTCGAGATTCGTCCCATCATCGACACGAAGGTTCCCGGCATCGAACTGCCTGAAGACCTCGTGATGGTGACTGGCGTGACCGGCACGCAGGTCATCCCTTACAGCATCAACGACGTGAAGTTCACCGTTGAGGGTGAGGTGACCAAGGTGGCTGAGCAGGCTCTCGACTTCGCCAACATCACCACATCGCCCAAGCGTGTCGCTGCCAGCGTGCCCGTCAGCCGTCGTGCCGTCGCCAACGCTGCCTTCGACATCATCGCCTTCATCACCTACAAGTTCCAGAAGGGCTGGGCCATGTTCCGCGCTCTCCACATCTACGCCCACGGCAACTACACCAAGTTGCAGTCGCCGTTCGCACAGGTTGACGTTGTGGAGCTCACTCTCGACGAGAACATCGGCAAGAACCTCGCCAAGGAGATTGCCAAGATGTACGACCTCGGCTTCGAGGGCGACCCCGAAATCATCATGGACAAGACCACCGAGGTTGACCTGAAGTTCACCAAGCTCATCCCCGGCACCACTGACTCGAACCGCACCGTCATCCAGGACGGCCAGTGCGTAGGCTACCGCTACCACGTGAGCCCCTACATCGACTACAGCATCAACGCAGACGGCGTGGCATCGAAGGGCGCTGACCGCTACATCGGTATCGGACACTTCGGCTACCTCAATGAGCAGGTGTACGCTGATGGCATCGAGTTCAACATCGACGGCACATCTTCTGCCAACTTCGACCGCAACGTGATTGCCCTCGGCATGGGTCTCGACTACTCGCTGGTTGAGATGTCCAGCAAGGTCAACGGCAACACCAACAAGAAGCCACAGGCCTTCAAGCTCATCAAGCTCGTGGAGCCCGCATCTTCTAACGAGATTGGCAACTAACCCTCTCACAGTGAATCAAGGTTCATAGTTTCTTGAAGCCGGCTGGCGGGACTCCCCCGATGCGCAGCAAAGGCCGTGAGGCCCGCCAGCTTTTCAACTAACAGTCCAGTCTGTTGCGATTCCATCGCAACCCCAAGCAATCAGAAATGAAGCAACTCGACGAAATCCTCTACGACGCCCTCCGTGCGAATCCCGACCTCATGCAGGCCGTGGGCGAGCGCATCGTCTCCACCTGCTTCGAGGTAGGCCCCGACGAGCCGGACAACACTCCGCTCCCTTGCATCATCGTCACCGACGACGGCTGGCAAAACCAGCCCGAGACGAAGGACAGCACATGGGAGGGCCAGGAAGACCACGTGACGGCAGGCTTCGAAGTGGACGGGCGTAGCCCCAAGGAGGTGAAGCAGCTCATCCGCATGTGTCGCCGCGCCGTAGCCGCCGAGATACACCGCATGGCAGAGGCCGGCGAAGACATCCCCTACCTCGACAGCGTGCAGTCTTCGCAACTTGCCTGGGACTGGATGAAGCCTTGCTATCACCAATCGCTCACGTACCAAGTCACAATCTATAACGAATAAGACTATGGCAAAGACAACAGAATCCACACAAGAACAAGAACAGGAACAGGTGCAACTGGAATCCCCCATCGTCGACACCACACCAGAGAACACTCCTGATGCAGACAATGCCGCAGGGGGCATCAGCACCTCCGAGGATGGCAACAAGCCTGAGGCAGACAATGCCCAGACGGGCGGCGACCAATTCCCTGTCATCCTGTCTGACCCCGACCTCGACGCACTCCTCAACCAGGTTGCGGAGTTCCGAGCCTCTCATTCCGAACTTGCCCTCATCACCGGTGCGATAGCGCATGATGACAGCAAGCAACTGTACTATATAAGAATCGATAAAAGACAGAATTATGCCAACACTTAGAGGACAGAATTTGAGAATCTACGCGAATCTCAATAACAAATGGAGCGTGATAGCGCAGTCAACCAACTGCACCATCAACTTGACTGCCGCAACGGATGATCGCAGCCACAAGGATATTGTTGGCATGGCCCAGATGCCGGTCGTTACGACAAAATCATGGACCGCGCAAGTAGAATCGATGGATGTCACCGACGTCGCTGCACTCTTGGACCTCATGCAGAATGGTACTCCTTTGGCTCTAC